TTGACGGCGCGTTTGTACTCCGAAACTAATTGCTCGGTTCGGTAGTCGTAGTTGGGCGTGGGTATTTCGCGAAATTCCTCGGCCATTATCTGTCACCACCCTCGTCACCGCCCGCGTTAAAAACCGAGCCGTCAACGAATCCTTCTTCGTCTTGTCGGTCGGTACCGATACGCGACATAATTTCCTTCGCTTGTCCGTCGTCGACTTCATCCTGACGTTTGATTGCGCTTTGAACGTCGATGGTCGGCTTATTGCCCGTACGGATTTGCATAATTTCAGCGAGCTCCTTGTCATTCTGCGGAATTCCATCCTTCCAATGGATTTTCGGATAAATCGGCGTGTAGTTAGCGTCACCGTGCTCGGCTTCGAGTAGCTGCGCCAAGTAAAGCGCGTCTCTAATCGCCGTGTCGTATCCGCCTCTAACTCTCGAAACTTTCGAAAGAATAGGCATGAATCTCGCCTTAATTGCGGCGCCGTCCGTATGTGACGTTCCGGTGCCTCCACGATCTTCCGTCATTGTCGTTCCGAATAACCATTGCGGCGTTTCCGACATCGTAAAGACGGTTCCAAGGAGGTAATCGAGCTCCTTAAATGCCGCGTCTAGTTTCGCCTCCCACGTCATATAACCTGGCGTAGGATCTTCCGAAGTGACCGGAATATATTTCCCGCCGAAAGTTTGCGATTCTCCACTTCCGCCTTCCAAGTCCGGACCATATGCCGTAGGGTCAGCGTGCTTCCATAGGATATAGTCGATTTGTACGAGACGGTCGTTAATTGCGCTAAATACGGATTCAATCTTTTCAAGGCCGCCTATGCCTTGCCTAGCCATACGAGTTCTCAACGCCGTTTTCGTGCAGTCGGAACCGCTTGTAAATAATGAAGCCGGGGATATGGCGCTCTACATTTAAGAACGGTACTTCCTCCGACTTACTTACGACGTACTCAACCGACGCAATATTGACCGCTTTAAACTGCTTACTATTGCCGCGTGATACCTCCGGAAATACGTTCGCTGCGTTGACGTGTTCGATAATCGGCTCCATTTGCTTGTCCTCGATAAATTCGGCAAAGGCTTCCGGTGACAGTACGTTCGCCACCTCCGAAAAGTCCTGGCGGTATCCATATCGCACCTTGACCCATGCGTCACCTCGTACGCCTGAGCCGATTGCGCTTTCGTGTATCAGCCGGTTAAGGTCGTTCTCTTCGACGAGCGAGTTGAGCGCCTTTTGTTCGTCCGTATCGTCGGGTTGTCCGCTTTCGTATATCGGCGTTTCTCCTACGAGTAGATCCGCTGGCTTGGTCGTTAAGATGTCCGCCAGGTTGACCGCAATGTACAGCTTCTTTAATTGCGGAGCTTGCGGGGAGTCCTTCAGAATTTCCGTAGCTCGTTCGTATATTTCGATTTGCTTGCCGTCGAATAACTTCTTCATCCGCTTGTATTTCGAAATACGTTCTACGTGGTTAACGGGCGGGTATTGTTCGCCCGGCTGGAATAATCCGTACGTGAGCGTCGTTTCGAATTTGTCGTTAAGCTCCTCGAGCTGTTCGTTGGGTAACGAGTTCTTGCTTCCGAATATACCCATCTAAGCGCCTCCTTTCTGCTTGCGCGCATTTATTCCTTACTTCCTTCGTCGTTTCCGTCGCCTAGTAACTCGTCCAATTCGTCGAGCTCTTTCGCTAAGTCTTCGGAGCTTCGGGAGTCGTTTCCTTCGGCCGTTTCCGTAACTTGTCGCTCGGTCAGTAAGCCGAAACGCTTGAAGAATAGGTCCATCGCTTTAATAGACGGCTGATCTCCGCGAATTGATTTGATAAGTTGCGCGTAAACCTCCGAACGGTGGCTCGAAAGCATGTCGTCGGCTACCGCGTTCATATATTCGATAAATACCGCGTTCTGCGTGCGCCAGCGATGTACGGTTGAACGGTCAACGCCGATTTCTTCCGCTAGTTCCTCTTGTGTACGCTTCCCTTTTCCGCTCATCATTTCGTTTTCGACGAGAGTGAGCGCTGCCTTGCGCTGTTGTACGCTTAACTTCGCTTCTAACTCTTTCATTCGTTTAGTCGCCATGTTTGCGTCCCTCCTTCGTTATAGAAAATTAGGTTTCTGTTGTAACGGAGCCCTCGGTCGATTTACGGCGTCAATAGCCATGTGAGTCCCGTCACAGGAATCATCATGGCCGGACGGGTAAAGTTCGAATTGCTCTAGTAATCGTGTGTGGCTACGGTGGAATACGATATTTCCGTTCTCTATATCCGGAAGCATCGACTCTATTCGTAGTTGTTTACGTGACCTCTGATATATCTTTTTAACGCGATTATGCGCCGGATAACCTACCGCTTCTAACTCTTGCTTTAACGTCGTAACGAAGAACTCCTGCGCCATTTGCGCCTCAGCGCCGATTAAGTCCGGCTGATACTTCTTTACGCGCTTGACGATTTCTTGTAAGTAGTCATCCGGCTTAATTCGCTCAACGAACGCGTCAATTACGTAGATTTTCTTCGTAACTTTGTGCTTGGCTACGGTAATGCACGCCGAGAAGTCGCCTCGTTCTTTACCGAGCGCAAAGTCGACGCCCATTCCGATGTAGTAGTCGCGGTGGTTAAATTCGAGGTCTTCCCAATAGTAAAACTGTTCCGGCTTGAATATCTGCGATTCCTCGTCAATCGGATTGTTCATAAACTCCGTATTAAACGCCTTACTGCCGTAGTTGACCTTTTCGAAAAATAACTCCGTAAGAGGGAATCGGTCGGGCCATAGCACCTTGCCGCCCTTCGTCATTTCCTCGTAATGCTTTTCGTAAAATTCTAGCGCCGCTTTTGCGGAAGGAGTATCGTTACTTTCGCCTTCCTCAACTTCCGCCATTTCGTCGATTTCTTCTTGCGTCGGTTCGTATTCCTTATATATCCGTTCGAACTCCGCCCATAAGTCCATTCGATCGGGCCATTCGATAATCGCCGGAAATTTGTTCTTAATAAAGTCGCGGCGTTCGTTGAGGACGTAATTGAGTAAACTTGATGGGTGCACAATAGTCCCCATAAATATGAACGCTGTTTTCGACGGATCGCCCGCCGGCATTAAGTCCTGGTTCAGCCAATCCCGCGCTTTCTGTCGTAATTCCGGCGTATTGTTCGAGTCACGGGATTCAAGGTCGTCGAGTATAATTAAGTCCGGACGTTGCGAGCCATTACGGAAACCACGAATTTGTGTTCCGAGAGAAGTCGCTTCCATCTTGATTCCGGTCGAAGTTAAGAACGCTTCCTCCGAATCCTTTTCGTTCTGTGACCGCTTCGGGCTTAATACTTCGCCAAAGTCTTCGCGCAGCTTTTCGTTATACTTCAGTTGATTCGATACCCAACGGATAAATTTCTTCGACCCTGCGTTCGTTTCGGAGATAACGAGAATCATACTGCGCTTACGGAAGACGATTTCATGTACCGGAAAGGCGTTCGAAAGGTAAGCCGACTTCGCATGACCACGTGACGCAGCCCACGCAATTCTAGCCGTTTTATTACGGTTGCTAACCGAGTCTAAGATATGCGATAATTTAACGTGAAAGTCGGGTGCGTCGTCTAGGTCGACCGCCTTAGTAGGAACGAGATTGTCCGGATTACCTGGATTACGTGCCTCCGAAAAATATTCGTAGAAAAAGTAAAGCATATCGTCCTCGGCTCGATGAACACGCTTCAGCTTCGTTAATTCCGCTTTATCTTTGCGGAAAGTTTCGACGTGATAGTCTGCGGATTTGCCCGCCTTAATGAGCGCCGCTAGCTTCGTAACTCTTTCGGTCAATAACGAGATACGCGCTGACCTTGCGTTTGTATCGAGCCACTCGCCGTTAATAAACGCCATGAAATCGTCCTCCTTTCGTCTGTTTAATGCCGTAATACTTGCGCCGATAGAAAACGTCTAATTTGCCGTAAATTTTAAGCGAGAGCATTGCGTAGGTGGTTCCGTTTAGGTTCGCCCCGAGTTCGAAAAATTGTGCGCTAGGTTTGTTCGTCAGATAAGACGCATATATCCGGACCCCTTGGGGGATATCGAAATCCCTCCGCCAACTCCGCCAACTCTATACGAAAAATCCGAATGAATATACGGAAACTACTTCCGATAAGATGCCTTATGTAAACTAGCGCCAAGCCGAATCCCTTGCGAATAGGGCTTCCGATAGTTACCGCCGAAATCCGTATATGCACGATTTTATACATCGTTGATATGACGGCATTCCTGGCGCAAGTGTTCGCATTGGATCGGTAGCTACGTTGCATATTCGGTGAGGGCGTCGTAATAGCGTAGCCCCCGTGAGTTTCGGAAAGGGTCGTCCTTCCGAGGCGTCTTGCACGTCGTTCCTCCGTAACCTCTACCGCACTACCTCCGTCTAACCCACTATCTCCGTAGCACACCGTCGCAACTATCCGCCCACTTACGCTATGTCACCGTAAGCTACGCATTAATAAGAAGGAACTCGGAATAGTGTACGTTATACTTGCGTATGACTAGCGTGCAACAAACGTCCTTAACATCGCCTTGAATTCGCACCTAACTACGTACAACCGAAATAGTAACGTACGCTCTATAATCTCCGGATTGTCTAACGCATCCTGACGATCTATTCCGTAATGGTCAGCGAAGTTAAGTACGTAGTTTACGTCTGTTTCCTTACGCATATATGAACGCCGTCCTTTCCGTAGTTGAACGCAGAATAGACGCCGGAACTACGAGAGTGCGGGCGCCTTTGATTGCGTCTTATATAAGAGATTAAAGATTAAAACCTTGCATTTCGGGCCTTCGCCCTCATGCCACATTATTATAGTTTCGGAGCATTCTTTTGAAGTTAAGTTCCTCCGTAGTGGATGATTAGTGGCGGATTGACTGGAACGTAGTGGAAGGAATATCCGCAATGTAATTTAATCACGTTCTCCCTCCTTCCCGGACAAACTAAAGACTAAGAAATAATTTGCCGTTTTTAGCGCCTTTCAACGCCCAAACTCCGCACCACCACTGCGCTCAACCGACTTCGATAAGGTGTCGCGTTTTTACCGATAGGTCTTCGATTTTGACCGCGTTTTTACCGATAGGTCTTCGATTACTCTAAAATTGCCCGGCTACTTCCCGAATCCTAACTGGAACATCTCACGTAATGTAGCGTCAGGTCGTCCTCTTTTTCGGTAGAATATGAACGGATTAATCTTATAATAGCGGTAGTTCCCACTTCGTATCTCAGCAAATACGAACTCATCGCCGAGCTTCATATTCCGCAGGTACGAATAAACGGTCTTTTCCGTTAGGCCCGTAATATCTGCGATCTCACTCTTCGATAGCTGGCGTATTTCCTTTACGTCTTTTTCGAAAGGATTCGCACATACCGTATTTGTTTCGAAGTGTATATACGGAAGCAACTTGTAAATAAATCCGAGCTTCTTTGCGTTCCTGGCCGTATATAACTCGCGCACCTTCGCCGTAAACGACTTAATCGTATTTACATTCGACGTATTACCCTTGAAGTGGTACGCGTCGTTAACGTAATAAACCTCGTCCTCTTCGACGATAATCCCTTTCGCGACCATACTCCGGAAGAAATCTCCGAAAGCTGTCCGTTTTAATCCGACTGCGCGCTGTATGTCCGCCTTATTCATCGGCGTTTTACTGCGGTCTGCGTTAATGAGGACGCCTTCATACGAAATAAAGCACTGCAAGTATAGGAGATACCCGCAATGCTTTTCGTCTATTGTCGCGATGACTCGCGTTATGTTTTCCATATCCGTAAAGGTAAAGTCGTGCTTGCGTCCTTCTTTCGCCTTTTCGAGTCCTTTGCGTTGGCTGGCTTTCGCCCGTTCGAACTCTTCGAAATCCCTTACTTCGCCAGTGTTGCGGTTAAGCATCGACCATTCATTCGCCATTAGTCGCAATTCACCACGATTCTAGCCGGACCTTCCGCCTCGCCTAACCAACGTCCGTCAGTCGCTATTTCGGCGGTTTCTTCCGGATCCAATACGTATTCTGTGACGCCTTCTCTACGTGCTAATTCTTCGTGTAGTTCTTTCGTAGTCATGCGCTCTATTAGAACGTCCTTAGCGTAATCAACTCCGTGTATAGTTCCGGATTCTTGTGCCTCTAATTCCTTCAAGGCCTGCGTTGCTTTCTTCGCCTCGCGTTGAATCGCTTTGAGTCCGGTGAGTGCCTCGGAACAATCTACGTCTAATTTCATCGTTAATTCGCGCGACTTATTTTCGTCCGCCATTTACATCGTCCTCTCTTCGTTTTAATAAAAATGTCGCAGTGTCCGTAGACTAACTGCGACTGATCGTATAAAGTATATCCGGATAACCACTCCGGAAATGCTCACGCCCCGTTTGCCGTCCGAATAACTGCGGCTCAACTCCGACTCTAATGTGCGTGGCTTCCGATTCATTTTTGTTCGGCGAATCAACGCCTGTTCAGTTAACTACTTAAATAAGTAGTAAATCTTTCCTCATAACGTATAGGTACAAAACACGGTAAAATATGGACGTTTAAGGTAATTTTCTTAATAAACTCCGCTAATCTCCCTTAATTTCCGGTTAGAATCCCGCACTTTCGGACGATAGTCCCTTCCGTCCGTACCGACTTCCTCGCCCCATTTCGGAGATACCTCGTTCTCACGGCGCCTGGACAATTGATCCTCGCTAAGTACCGGATTTTCGTTGTTACGTACTTTCATACGGTCCTTATCCGTGTACTCTTCGTTCAATATCAGCGTCCCTAGCCGGTCTAACTGTACTCCATCCGGCGTTTCCCCGCTCACTTCGAAATACGATTCGATAAGGCGGTCTATAAGCGCAATACGGACGTCTCTGTCCGCATAATGGCCTTCCTTTACCTTCGTAAACAATTCGTCCACATACGCCTTAAACTCCGTATTATAATCGTCTGTAAAATTAAACTCCATATTATTCGTCCTCCTCCGTAATCTCTTCCTCGTAATCGAATGGTGCATGTAGCGAATACCCTTCGTCTTTTAACGCCCAATTCTCGTATATCCTGGCGATTCTAGTTTCGGCGCGCTCTAAATTAACGGAGATAGTATCTTGCCTTACGCCTAACATTTTAGCCGTTTCACTCTGCGTCCTGTCCTCGAAATACACGTAATGCACCGCCTGCCTCTGCCGTTCTGTTAAGTCCGCCCGCTCTAACGCTATCCGTAAGTCGGCGAGGATAACCACCGCATCATAGTCGCCCATATATTGCCGTTCCTCCAGCGCATGATATTCGGAGAGTAGTAGCCGAACCCCTTCAGGACTATCTAGCGCATATCGTTCGTCTAGTGCGCGTTCTCTCTTTTCGGTATCTATGCTCACACTTCCGATATGTCATCGCTCCCTTTCTCCGCATAATACTTCGCCACAATTTCGTCCTGCCATCCGTAATCCATCGTTGAATACTCCTCGCCTTTCCACATAACTTCCACGCCGGCACCGAGCGTCAATTCGTTCCACCTTTGCGGACCTTCAGCATACGTCCTTTTCGCGTCCTGAGCGCCTTCTGATTCTCCGTTCATATTTTCGAAGAAGAATGCTTCGTTATCTCCCTTGCCCGTCCAACTCGGAACATGCGGATATAGGTTCGGTCGGACTAGGTCGTCGTTGAAGTCGTCGGCAAGCTCGTCTAATTGCGTTAAGCCGTCTCCCCATTTGTCCGTTTTATTGCCGTCCTTATCGAAGCCAATGTCCGTCACCTTTGCGAAGTAAGCCGGCATTTGTCCCTCGAAAAACTCGCCGGAGAAATCGTCTAGTTGCGTACCGTTTCGAAGACCTCGCCATTTCGTTTGAGCCGACTTAATCTTACGAGCGTTAGACGTAACCTTTCGGACGATGAGGATTTGCGTTTCAATCGTCGTGCCTACGTGTTGGAACGTTTCGCACGGCAAAAGCACCGTACCAATCTGCCAGCAGTTGTCGTGTAGGAGTTCGCGGACTTTCTTTAATTGCGAATTGAATGCGATACCTTTCGGTAGCACGAACGCGATATGGCCGCCAGGTTTCGCTGACTTAATCGCATGTTCGATAAAAACGCCCTCACTCTTTCCTCGCCAGTACGCTTGTTCGTCCTTCTTCGTCTTAGCGCGCTTTAACGTAACCCACTCCGAAAATTGCGGATTATCTTCATACGGAATATTGATCGTCTCGCCGTACGGCGGGTTTCCGATAACAACGTCGTAAGCATTTTCGGCGGTATGAAGAATAGCGTCGCCTTGTATGACTTTGGCTTGCGGATATATTAACGACGTTACCTTCGCGCTAACCTCGTCCAATTCTAGCGCCGTAATGTCGCTATCGGCCGGAGCGTGTTCAAGGAAAATACCGGAGCCAACGGACGGCTCTAAGACCTTCGGCTTTTCCGGCAACAACGGTGCCAGCACGCGCCATATAAATTCCGCCACATGTGTCGGAGTGAAGAACGCGCCTCCGTTGAACCCTTTCGGCAAAAGCCCGCCCATTGACGTGTACGACTCCTTCAGAAATTCGATCTCCTCCGCTGTTATGTCGGCGGGTTCCTTGCCCGCAATTTCCATCGCCTTTACGTTCGCTGACCAACGCTCTCTGTTCGCTTTCCCCAAATAACCGCCCCACTTTCGTTTAATTTTCGTTCATAATCGCCCTTTCACCGCATATAATCTAGTAAATAACCCGTAAGGAGTGTTTCGATGATATATAAAGGCGACGTCTCTAAACTACCGACTCCGACGTTAGAGAAGATGAAGTCTAAATTGTTCCATATGGTCGAAGACGGTCACGTAAAATACAACCTCGAAATAGTCAGACTAGAAGGCAAGATTACGGACGAATTAATCAAACGGGAGTACGAGGACGCCTAACCTGGCGTCTTTTTCCTTCGTTTACAACTCGTTTCATTTCGCTTGTAAATCCGTTGACTAATCGTCCTACTTTCGGTTATAATACGTATTAATAGAAAATTTCGAAGGAGTTGTTCGCCATGCCCGAACTTACCGGAGTAAACACGCTTTCTGCCGAATCCCTGCCGTCCGCCCTACTCGCAAAACTGCCGTCTGATTCCTTCTCCGTTACGGAATACGACGTTAACCGCTACCGCATTTCGCGTAAAGACCCGCTCAACCGCACGTACACAACTACCGCCAAGGTAACCGCCGGAAGTAAAGTTCTTTTCGGCGCTTAGAAAGGAGTTACCGCAAACATGCCATTCAAATGGATCTCGAACGAAACGAAACCCGTCTATATTTCCGTCGATAAGCAATACCGTCTTTACCTCTCGCAAGGCACGCGTGAGTTACTCGGCTTGAATCCCAAGGAAAAGGTTCGCCTATTTTGCGGCTATGACCTCGTAAACCACCGCATAGTCGTCGCAAAACCTGGCATCGTTAATGTGCCGAACGTCAAGCCTTTTCCGTTTGATAAGCGCAGTTATAGTAAGGCGAAGGCTTTCGTGAAAAATACCGGCCTAAAGGACGACCGCTTACCGATTCGCTTCGACTATGTCGGCGAAGACTTTTCGGGAGGCCCAGCCGGAAGTTACGCGTTTCAGCGTGCGGACGTGGTAGCGCCGGATAATAAAGGTATCGTTACCGGAAATTTCGGCGACCCTAACGAGCCGGGTGCGGGCGGACAGTGACGTAATCAGTCCGCCAACTCCGCCATAACCTCGTCCACTCTCCGCTTCGCCCATTCGTACTCGTTCGGTTGGCGGAGGTCTGTAACGCATATACCTTCGATATTAGCGCCCTCTAGCACGCGCATATTCCGGTCAACGACGTTAACCCATACGTTTTCATCGACGCTCCTAAGCGCCTGACCGACGGCTTGTAAAAGGGCGCGCGGCTTGTTCCGACCAAAGTCCGCAAACTCGACGTAATTAAAGAGATCCTCCGTAACCGACTTCAGTTTGGCGCCGAAAGCCAGCGGATAATAGCCGTAGTGTGTGCGGAGGTGGTCGGCGACGGTATCCTTGCCTGAGCGGAATTTGCCGGTTAGGGCGATTCTACGGAAGTTTCGTTTAGGGTTCGCCATATTATTCGTCCTCCTTCGTATCTCTACGCTCGAACCCGTCGAGCAACTGGCGTAATTCCGTCATAAGGTCGGTTTCCTTCGGCGCCTTCGGTTGCGCTTTCTGTCCTTCTTCTAGCTTACGGATACTACCTTCGACTCTGCCCGCCCAAGTAAACGTAGATTCGCGCAAGTTTCCGAGTTCAGCTTCGGTTGACTTGGCGAGAGTATTTGCGTTAGCCGCCTCTTGTGCGAACGTTTCGAGGTTGCGCTGTAAATTTCGGAGTTGTCGGTTGGCGGCTTCCGCCCACTTTTCCGTTTGCTTGTCGCTGTCTTCGTAGTCTTGGCGGAGTTGCTTGTTCTCGCGTTCTAGCTCCGTAACTCGGCGCGCCAGGTTTGCGAGCAGTTCGAGCGTTTGGCCTTCCGTAGCCTCCGTAGCTTTCGACGCGTTTCCTTCGCTCCCATCTCGTCTTCGTACCAACCGTCGCCTTTCGTAACGACAACCAACTCGCCCACCTCCGCTTTTCGTTCCGCCAGTTCGTACCTTTCGCCCTCATAACGTACGACTTCCGGTTGAGTTGGCGTGAGTTTGATGGAATATATTTTCGCTATCGAAGTGTCACCGGCTGGCGCCTCTTTTCCTGGCCTTTTTACGGAGTAACGACTACCGTACTCCCCAATAACTTCTCGTAGTGTGCCGTGTTGCGTAAATAACACGTAATCTCCGATTTCGACTTCCTTTTCCGGCGCTTCAACGTACTCTCGCTCTAATTCTCCGTACTTTCCGTCTGCGATATAATACTCCGTCATTCAATCGTCCTCCTTCGTTAATTTAAAATCGTAACCCTCCGCTCAACTCGCCCGTTCCTTAACGCTTGCTCTACGTCCTCTATATAGACGTCGATATGTCCTTCGGTTATGGCGGACCCTCTATCGTGACAGACCCGTTCTCCTACGCCTTCTATCCGTATCCTGGTTCCGAACGGCATAGAAGGCGGACAAGCTGCGGTTAAATTCGCCACAACTTTCCGTCCGCTTGCCGTAATGCCGTATTCCGGGTGTGACGGAGTTTTTCCGGTCGATTCGTAGCCGGCGGTGTACCACGTAATTTCGTAGGTTTGCGTCCTAATTTCGTCCTTTTCGGGCGGTGCCTCGTACACCAGTAATTGCGTAGTTAGTCCGACTATGACTGCCAAGGTTAGTCCGATATAACCGCCTCCTTAGTCCTTCATTAATTCGCCCAAGCTGACCGGAAATTTCGGGTGTGCTAGGTCTTTGATCGCCTGTGCGTACGTCGTAATTTCCGCTTGTGCGTCGTGTGCTAGGCGTTGGTTAAGGAAGTGTGCGACCGATTGTAGGCTCGCCGTCCAATACCAACGGACATACATTCCGTAAGCCGGAAGGAATAGGCGCGCTTGTTCGGGTGCGACGCCTTCACGTACGGCGAAATCGTAGAATAGCTCCGCATCGTCAACGATAGACATTAGTTTGCGCGTCAGATATTCGCCTTTTTCATAGTCAATCGGCTCACCGCTACCTTGCTTCGAACTTTCCGGCTTGCTGCGCCATTCGTCAGCTTGCGGAATGTAGAACGTTGGATCTTCCGTAATGTAACGGCGGGAGGATTCGTTCCAAGCGTCGAGCGAGTCGCCCGTTCCTTCTTGGTGTGCGGATCCTACGATATATTTGAACCATTGACGAGCGACCATTAAGGGCGCATAAATTTCGAACTGTAACGTAGCGTGCCGGAAAGGTGACGTATGACCTTCTCGCGCCAGGAATCGGATAAGTCGCTCGTCCTTTTCGGATAGTTCGTCGGAAGCCTTGTCATACGAAACTCTTGCGGAGTTAACTACGCTAAGATCGGAGCCCATTACGTCGACTAATCGGACATAACCTCTGTCTAGTACGTTGATAAATTCGTTATTTGCGTTACTCATTCGCCCCACTCCTTTTTGAAATAGAATTTTCCGTTAGGTATAACGAAAGGTTTTCCGTCTGTGAGCCGATAATCTACGTGTTCGAAATCGTTATTAATCGTATAAACCTTGTTTTTCTTAGGCTGTACGCGACCTCCGTCTATTTCGAAATTAATCATTACGGATTTACCTCGCTTCTCCAAGTACCGTAGCGCAAGTTTCGTAAGCATTATTCGCCCTCCTCAAAATAAACCGTCGTATCCGTGCGATACTCGCTCACCTTTTCGGAGTCTGTCTTCGGATTATTTTCCCGCAAGCCCGTACTTCCGAAGCCGCCGTTACCGCGACTTGTTTCGCCTAACTCTTCGTCATCTCCAACCGCGAGAAACTCCGCTTGACTTACCGGCGCTAGGACGGCTTGTGCGATCTTTTCGCCTTTGCGGATGATGTACGTTCCATGACTATGATTTCCGTAAGGAACATCGGTAGCTGCTTCGTTTTTGACGTCGAAAGTTTCTCCTGGGATCGGATAATATTCGGTTATTCCGTACTCGTCCGTATTGTACCGCTGAGTCACCGTAAAGATGTTATCGACCATAACGCTGACCTCGCCGCGATAATTCGAGTCAACCGTCCCTAACGTAACCCTCAGCTTCGTCCGCGTTGATATGCCGGACTTAGGACGTACTTGCAACTCGTAACCTTCTGGAATTTCGAACGCTAGGCCCGTCGGCACCTTTTCGGTGGAGCCTGGCGCTATGATTACGTCCTCGGTCGCGTATAAATCGAAGCCTGAGTCGCCGTCGTGAGCGTATGCCGGTTCTACCGCCGCCGGATTTACCTTTTTATAACGTAATTGTTCGCTCATGCTATCACCCTCCTACTAAATAATAGCGATGGGAACGCCATTTCGCGCACCCATCGGCAAAGTTTTCGCAACGCCTACTCTAGTTATCGGTATTGAACGTCACTGTCGAAGCTAATTACGCAATTTCTTGTGATAGGCGCTAACCCTATACGCAGCGTTTCGGATTTCCGGACGGTCATAGTCGAGGTCAGCGCCCGTTGAGCCGTCAAATCCCTTAAATTCGGCGTAATAAGGCGCCGCTTGACTTTCCTTCGGATACTCCGCCTGCAACTCCGCCAACTCCTTCGCCCACTTATCGAAGGTAGGGTCGTCAATAATGGGCGAGTCTAGTCCGTAATATAGCAAGGAGTGGACGAGGATTTGTCGGCGACGCTGGGCGATTTTCTCCGTCACTTCCACGTCAGTTCGTCCGCTTTCTGCGCTAACTCACCTCGGAAATTCTTCGTAAGTTCGATTGCCTTCGCATA